GCTGCTGTGGCTGCATATCCACCGCCGTTGCCATTATTGCCCCAGCCGTTGTTTCCCCATCCGAAGAAAGCAAAAATGAATAAAACAATAATCCACCAGCTGCCATCTCCACCAAACATGCCGTCATTATTTCTACCGTTTCCAGTAGCGGCGGCAATGTCTGCTAAACTATAATTTCCATCCATAGTTATAATCTCCTTTATTGTGTATTTACATCAATCTGGCCAGATTGTAATGTACTATTTCATTCCTTTCAACATGTGCTGGAATTGCCCTGCCATCTGTTGAACTTGATTGAGCTGCTGTTGAGAAATCTTTCCAGACTGCAACATTTTCTCGACTTCTGCTTTCGGATCTCCCTTAAAATTCTGCTTAAACTGCATAAACTGCTGTATCATCTGCATTGGTCCGTTTCCCTGTGTCATCCCACCGCCAAGTGCGTTAAATAATGGATTACTCATCTGCATTTCCTCCCTTGATTGCTGGCTCCTGTACAGTATTAGTTCTAACAGGTTCAGAAAATGAATTTAATCGACTTGCTATAGCGTCGCATTTGGCTTTTAAATCATCGTATTCTTGTCTGGTGACGTACTTACTGTCCATGTTCTGAACAGGCTGCTTAGGTGGCATCTGAGTACCTATTTCATGATACTCAAACGTCCGTAATGGTTGTGGCATACCAGAAACGTCTGTAGATTTTATGTAGAACTTTTCACTCTCTGAATCCATCAGTAAAACGCTTGTCCCAGGTGCTACCAGATAGGATTTTGCGCCGACTTCGCCGGATACCCACAGGATACCGCTATTATTCTGCTGTGGTTGCTGTACTGGTTGGGTTGGCATCTGGACAGGCTGTTGCTGGAACTGGTTCATCTGCCCAGGAACGCCAAAACTATATTGATAAGGATTGTTATATAATGCCATCTTATACACCGCCTTTCTGATTATATTCTAAAATAAAAAAAGAGCCTTAGACAGTTCGTCTAAGACCCATATAAGTATCTGAAAAGTATCAGCATACTTTGATTATTTTATTATTTACCCTCCGGCTTAACCGCTTTGCTGTTGATATGCTCACATTCATCTGCTCAGCACAGTATTCGAGAGTGCGTTCCTGACATCTCATCCGGAACAGTCTTTCTTCGTCCGGTGTAAAATTACACTCTATCAAGAATCTGTCTATATCTTTCTTAGTGAACACATATAATTTCATGAGCATACCCCTTATTAATGCAATTAACGCTGATTCTGTGCAAGATAATTTGTAAGCTTCTGTTTTGTTTTTTTTAATTCTTCTACATTATTCCCACTAATCTGGCTGTCCAGCATGGTTGATAACACTTCCAGAATTAATGAATCTCGCTCTGCAATCCTCTGAAGACTCTCAAAGTCACGCTTGTCGTGTTCTTCCAGTGTTTCTACTCGCTTATTAAGTCGGAATGCCGGGGTAATCCATTTAAAGATTACAGCCGCTGCCCCTCCGACAATAGACACCCCTCCGCAGATAGAAAGGAAAATCTGTACAAATTCTGATATGCTCATTTAGCTACTCCTTTTCCCAGTAATATACCGGGACTTCATTTCCGGAATCCCATGTATCATAATATTTACCATCTTGTACTGTCACCACATGACCATCTATACAAAGGATATACGTACCTGTCGGATGGTCTGTACAAAAGTCGTTGACTGTATAGATATATCGCTCTGATTGTTCAATCAGTTTGCGTCTGTACCCGCGTTTATAGAGGTACGCTCCCCAAACATAATTTGCACTCGGCATATCTGACAGAGTGCACGCCTGTATCATTAATCCGACGAATACCGTTTCCCAGTCGAAGCCAGTTGCTTTGCATATTGCTCGGACAACGCAATCTCCTGTTCTTTTATCCTTAACAGGATTTGGATTATAATATTCCCATCTGTCCATCAGTCAATCCCCTTTGCTGTCTTATATCGTTTTGCCGCTCCTCTGGCTTTTGCGGCGTTCTGGCGGTCCCATTTAGCTATCATAAGTCGGTCTTGCAGTTCTCTCAGGTCATTCTGCTTGCAGTAGTCCTTATATGCAGCATTTTGTTTCTGTAAAAGATAAGACTTCCGGTCAAGGTCTTGCTGTAATGCGAATTTCGCCTTTTCGTTCGGTGCATTGTCGACTCCTGCTTGTAATCCAAGAACCTCTCTCTTTGTTTTGCGGATTCTTCGCTCATAAGTACGTTGCCGCTGTTCTTTTTCGTACTGTTTGCCTTTGTCGGCTTTGTCCTGTGCTGATAATTCCGCATAGGGATTAAATTCTCCATCACTGGCTCCAAAGCTATGCCGACAGTTGACCCCTGACAGTCCACTTGCCGTTCCATATCCGGTCAATGAGAACGGTGGAAATTTCTTGCTCTTGCCAGAACGAGAGTATATCTTGCCTTGCCACCATGCGTGATTTCCCGGATTCTCACCGCCGTCACCTGTTCTGGCTCCCATGTGAGCACTGACCAGAACTAAATCCCAGCCCATTTCTTCCATGCGTTTGAGGGATATATCTCCAGTAGCCTGCGCCACGCCGGTTCTGACAGAGCGCGCGACCGCTGTTTCAATTGTATCGCGTCTTTTCTTTCCTGTTTCTTTATTTATGTATTCAACATATACACCATCACTCACAACGTTATTAACTGCTTCTTTGATGGCTCGCGTATATCCAACTGCCCCAGTCATTACATGATTATAGGCAAGGTCGCATTGCTCAATATAGAGCCTCTGAGCGGCACTTGCGGTTGTTCGTGTAAAGTTCTTCCACTCGCCCATGGTTGCAAGCATATTCCGCTCCATGAGCCTTATCATAGTTGGGGACTGTTCGAGCGGCACAGGGCTTAATCCTGCCGCCTTGTATACCTTATCATCATAATTCATTGCAGTGATACCGGCATCTTCAAACGCTTCAAGAAGTTCCTGCTGTTCGCGTTTGGTATATCTGGATAATTCTGCCAGAATGTCCTTTAACAGTTCACCGGATTCCTGTAGCGTTCTGATTCTCCACGCATCGGCGTTGGTCAGGATATAATCCTCACCTCTGCCGATTCTTGCCATCATTCTCGACACAATCTCAGAGATGATATATTGATGCAGTTCTTCGGCAATCTGCTCACTGCCCTCTGTTATCCGGCGTAAATATTCTGGGCTTAACATAATTACTCATCTCCAAACAGTTTTGGTTCGTCTGGCTGGGCTTCTTTAACCATTGCTACCGCCTCGTCTTTCGTCATTCCCTCGAATTTCACGAAATACATCCAAGCCGGTACTTTATTTGTAGTAACATACTGCCACCATCTTGCACGGTCGTTTTCACGCACATATAGGATGTCTCCGAAATCATAATTGACTTCATAAGCCCCAACCGGTGCAAGTCCGTACAGGTCAGCGTAAACGTTCAACGCGTAAATAACTTCATCTAGGCAAGACTCTAACTTATCCCTTACATCCTTGACGAATTGCACTGTCCTCTGCTGTTCCGCTTCCACTCCTGTAGCTGTCTGAATGCCGCTAGATTCGTTGAAAACAAAGTATCCGTTGGAGAATCCAATCTTGTACCCTAACTGGCTTAAAATGGCGTTTATGCCACTTATACGGGTATCTGTGTTGAGAACCGGATTGATTTCTTGATAGAACTCTTTCTCGTCCTGTCCGAATACGTTCTTGACAAAGTGTGGTAAGTTCATTTCATTCCGTCTGTTCTCCATGCCCTGTGGTGACATGGCTGATACAGGCGTACCGCTTGGCATCAGCAGTCTATCATCTGCCAGAACTATCTTCTGAGAATCAAAAATTTCTCCGGCGTTTCTGCTGTATGCAATGTCGAGGTCTTTCAGCTCTTCAATAGCTTCTGCGAATATCGGTAATCCAAGTGGTGTACTAATGTCCACATTGTTCGCCTGTGGTGTCCGCAGCACTCCGTATAGAGGTCCGTCCAACTTCTCGCCGTTTGCCTTGAGTATCGGCGGCGTATCTGCCATTAGGTCAGCCCATTTGGTCTGTTTAAGGTCAATCTTATCACCGATTGACTGAGGGGATTTTGATACATAGGCTCTGTTAGAAACATAGTACGGATAAGTTGTCACTCCGTCCACGGTGGTTTCAACAAATCTATGATATTCAAGCCTTGTATAGTATTTCCGTCCAACAGTGTAAGAATCTTTAAATATGATTCCCTTAATCTCCTGATTGTCGTAGTCCACTATCATCACATCTGCCGGAGTAAATACGTCAAGGCTCTCGCCGTTTGGCTTAATGAACACCGTTCCGTAAGCGCAGCCGTATTCTACCCAGTGCCGAATCTGGAAGTATACCTTGTCAATCTGTTCCTGTAACCATGTTGCCCTTGCAGAACCATCTATCTGAATGCCAATCGCCAGTGTTGCAAGTCTGGCAGTCTCAGAACACACAGATTTAGCAAAATTAATCGTCTTGATGTTATTCTTATCATCTAGCCAGTATGGAACGCCTCGATATATGTTCGCACATTTATTAATCAACGATTCCATCTCTGGGAATTCTGCCGCCTGGATATTAAAGTCCTCTTCGGCTTGTTTTTTGAATATCATGTTAAACCACCTTTTTAGTGTTGTTATAAGTCCCATTTAGTCACCTGTCGCAATCTTCTTTCCACACGTCGGACAATAATTAAGATCAAACGGTCTGGAAGTAATGCTTCCTTTTCGGTCTTTCATGTACATGTACAACATACAGCCGTATATATATTTGTTCTTCTTACATTCTGGATTATCATAGTATTCTTTGCAGGAAGCTAAATTATCACAAAATTTACACATTATGCACTGTGCCCCCTTCTCATGGACAATGGACTGGTTGCGTATCTGAGAGAATCTATCCAGTGATCGTTTCCATCTGGATAATCTGCAATCACTTCTCCATTGCTATCTACTTCATGTTCATAATTGATAATTTCCTTGTATGCTCTAGGCGTTCGTGCCGGATCAATGACTAATGTTCGGCACTGTAACCACTCAAAAGTATATTTGCGGCTTCCCGGTGTAACAATGGCCCTACGTGCTGGAAGCCCTGCATCTCGGAAGTCAATAATACTTTCTTCTTCATCAACTCCGCAAGATATTGAATAATCATCATATCCTTTTTTCTTTATCTGGTTAGCCATTTCCTTGTTTCTTATCTTGGAGCCTCCAAGTTCGTCTAATAAAAAAACTTTTTCCTGATTAGGAACATAAGCTACACGGAGAAATGCTTTAGGATCTGGATACCACCCCCAGTCCTGTCCCTGGTAGATACTTTGAAAGCTCTGAATCTCTTCATCTGTAATTTTTCGAATTTCTAACAGTTCGAAAATATTTGTTCCAAGTCCAACAGGAAGACCGAGATATTCATGGTCGTAAGCTCTCTGATTTGTTTTCTTCAGATGCTCTGCATCATCAATAAATTGCTGACCAAGCCATTCAACAGGAACTGATCTATAATCGCTCTTGTGTCTGTAGCTGTCAACTCTCGGTTCCTCCACATACACGTTCGCCCAGTTGCTCCGGCTGATCGGTGGATTAAATGTCTTAAATACTTCAAATTTGCTTCCACCACGAAGTACAGACTGTTGAACTGTACGGATTTCTTCAATTCCGGCAAACTCATCAAGCTCCTCAAACCAAAGGTACTTGAAATATCCTTTTTTTACTTTTATGGACTTTGTTTTCTTAGCTTTATCCAGTCCTCTGAATATGATCTTTTGTCCTGTTGGCTTATACACATATTGCATAGGACTTAAACTGTCAGCCCATAAATCACTTGCTCCAAGCGCATCAATTCCCCATGCGATCTGTTCATACACGGATTCTCTGAGCGTATTACCGACTTTCCGAAAGATTACAGCATTTGACATTAAGCCATTCTCTGCATCCTGCATCATCTGAAAAGGAATCATAACACCTACAAAAGATGATTTAGTAGATCCACGCCCACCATACAAATCATAATAGGTGTGTTTTCCGTCCATAATGTCCCAGAATACATTGTAAAAAGCCGGAGCTATAATTTCATTCAGATTAATCGGATTCTCATTCATTCTGCTTCTCCGGCCTTGGAATATTATTCACAATCGTAATCTTTCCATCTCCAGAATTATCATTTTTCTTGTCAGCATCCCATCCTTTAAAGTTGTTTCTCAGGCTAAACTGAGCGCCATTGGAACCATCACGATCAAACAGCCGTTCTTCTGCATACTGTTCTACTCTGGCTTTCGCGCGCGTAATCGTGTCAACAAATTTCGGCTTTGCCTGATAATTTAAAAGTGCCTGTCTGCTCGTAAATCCAAGAGCTAAGGCAAGTCCTGTAATAGTCGGAGGGTGAACATCTATGAAAATAGGAGATCCAAACTTGTTAAATACTTGTTTGCCTTTTTCATCGGTCAATGGATAACCTTTGCAATCTTCGAAATACTGTTCTATTTTGCTCTCGATCTCTTCAACGCTTGTGTACATTGGAGTCATTCCCACGTTCTCACCTCCAAACAAAAAATCTGCCACATATGGCACATAGTCATAGATATATACTATATTACCATACATGGCAGAAAAATTTGTCCCCACATTTTAATATTAATTGTAATATTATATTTCTCTTAGTTTCCTTAGCGTATCATAAAACATGGCCATTGCCTTTCGCTTGTATGCGTAGAAATCGTCTCGTTTTGCCGGTATGTATTTTGTTTTCATAATACGGTCATAGGATTTGTTTGTTACAATAGATTCGTACACCAGAAGTTCAATCCCTGGAGGGCAAGAGCTTATGCAGCAGTGTAAAATATCATGTCTCTGCTCCGGTGTAGCTTTCTGGCATATATCCTTTAAACGGTTAATGTCTTCTGGATATACGCCAAAATCAACAAGTGACTTTTGCCTGGTCCGCATATCATCACTCCTTTTTATTTCTATTTACGCTTGCCACCAAAATGTGTAATCAAGTAAATAGTGCCAAATGTAAATGCTATTCCAAATGTAAATGCTATTAAACTATCAATCATTCTTTTTTATTTCCTCTCTTACCATCTTCAACTTAAACTCTGAAACATTTGGATACGAGATCTCAAACTCTTCTTTTCCATCCATTTGATTCATGAACCATTCAAATACAGAGGCGATTGCCATATCGGTTACGTCTTTTTTTTCACCTACCCATAAACCTTTTTCTTCGTTTACATTTCCATAGTAGATGGTATTTGTAATAGGGCTAACACCCATTGCTTTGATAGTTTTACTTGCCATTCTGTATCTCCTTCAACTGTTTTACTGCTTTTCTATAATCCCTGTTCGCAGACCGGAACATCATCAAGAGTATTTCAGATACAGGCCTTGTCCGATTTCTTCGCTTTGCTTTTTTGATGCATGCAAGCTCATTTCCATCTGGCACATATATTCCTACGTAATGCGGAATTTCAAGGGATATCGCAGCATATACATCTGTCGGCATAACCAGATAGTTATAATCGCCAACAAAATTCAGCCCATGACCAGAATGAAAATCTTCAGCAGATGACTTGATTTCATAGCAATAACAATCGCCTTTTTCTATCCCGGACACGCTATTATTCACCGGCGCGAACCGCATATAATCCACCCTTACTGCATGATCTGTCGAATAATCGAATGTCACTTCTTTCGCCCAATAAATACGTGGATCATTTTGAGGATTTATTTTCTTTTCAAGCATGGCTGATAGTTTCGCTGTAATCTCAGGTCTTGTCATTTTTCATCTCCTCCAACTTCTTCTCGGCTTCTTCGCGGGTGAGAAATACTATTCTTCCAATATCTTCTAAACGGTAGCAACTTTCTCCCATATCTTCTTTGCCTATTGCGTCAAACCTTACAGCACGTTCATTTTTGTAACAGAGAAAATGAATTTCTGAAACAGTCATCGGAATAATCGGTTGCTTGGCTCCGGCATTCACTCTATAAACCGTGTCTCCAACCTTACACGGCAATCTCACAAGCAAGCCCTGTTCTTCTGCTTCTTTATAAGATTTTAATTCTTTCAGCCATTTTGCAACTTGTTCGTATTTTTCAGCACAATCAGCACTACTTATAAAGCTGTTAGGAATAACAATAGTATTCTTTTCTTTATTTTTTCTGTTCTTACAAACTACTTCTTTTATGTATTTAATAGCTTCGTCAAGTGTTAATCTCTCCATCTATTTCACCTCTTCCATCTGACTTTCTACGGCATCTGCAAGTAATAGCATTGATTCAATAACTTTATCTGTTAATGACATTCTATATTTATTGTCAGCAAAATACTTAACGTGAGCTATTGCTTCCTTAATCTTTTCTTCGCACGCAACAATTTCGGATGCTTCATACATTTTTCGTTCATCACTGCTGTATGTTACTATTCTTTCATCATAAAAATTTAACATGTTTGGAAGTGGAATATCGATTACGTTTAAATGATTCCCTCTTGACCACTTAAAGCCCTGTAATCTTGCTATTCTTAAAATTTTAGAATATTCTTCCTGTGTTTTTACGAATACGCTTTTTCCAGTTAAATCAATCATCTACTCCACCGCCTTTCACGATTTCAATTGCCGTGTGCGTTTCAATAATTTCTCTTTTACGATCCCACCCCATGGGTCTTGCTATACAGCTTGCTCTTAAAATTTCATCCGTAACCTTTTCTACATCAAAAGCAGTCGGCTGTTCGTCAATTATTTCTTTAATTGATTCCAAACATAAACGACACATGTAATCGTTGTCATCTTTTTCTTCTTCGATAGCTTCTTTTAGCTTATCTGCATTAATTAACCGCATTTATTCATCCTCCCACAATCCGAACAACCGCATCTGGTTGTACCATTCCGCGCGAGCGCAAAACAGACAAGTCCAGCAGTTCCTGTTGCAACACCGACTAAAAAGCCTAATACAAAATTAAACATTGTTCGTTTCCTCCTTGTATGGTTTCGGAAATTTTTTCCATGCAATTACTTCTCCAAGAGTCCAACCAGGTTCTGTCAACCACTCTCCGTTTTGTGTATATGCTGTACTTACCCGAAGATGATTATTAAACTTAATCGTTACAAGTACACGGTCGGAAAATTTATGACAGGTACGCTCCTCTGGCATTTCCACATAAACCGGAATCTACCTACTCTCTTCCTGCTCGCCATACTCATTCATGATCTTCTGGAGCACACAGTTTTCGCATGAAATCTCAAGGGTGCCACCACACGAGCAGTCACAACCGCAAGGCAGGCTGACATCATCTACTTCCATTTCGCCCGTCTCAAAATTTCTGCCAAATGTGCAGCACTCTTCCGGGACATAATCCCCATCTTCAAGTTTGATCATTTTTACACTACTCATTTATTTACCTTCTTCCTCTGGATTTAATGGTATAAGTGGACACCACCACGGCTTGCTGAAAGGATCCTCTATAATCTTTCCCTTGGCTCTGCATACAGTGCACGCAAGAGTAATCCCGCCCATGCATAAACAGCATTCGCAATTCTCAGGAGTGTCCAAGATCAGCATTGACTGGTTCATTCCTTCCTCTTGTTCCTTACGCAAATCTCAACTGCCCGCTGGTTTCTTCTTTCATTCGGTCAACTCGACAAATCGGATTTCTGGCAGCAACACAGAGTTCTGGCAAGTTGCTTCTTACCAATGCCGCCGGTATCGGCGGGC